AATCTTAGCTTTTTCTTCAGGTGTTTTATTTTTATATTTTTTGATTATTTCAGTGTACTTTTTCGGGAATTTCATTTTAGGTATGTTAATCATCATCTGCCTCCTCGAATGGTTTCATTGTCTCAATGTTAATATCCACCATACCCTCGTTTGGTCCGACTTTTTCAACGTGAAAGATACCAATATTTGATTTGATATCGTTTAAGTTGGTCGCTCCATCAACTGGTTTGTTCCGTGCCTCATATTTCTCTTTCGCTTCTTCTTTACTCTCCGCCTCAACAACTGTAAACGTCTGATTATCTCTAACAGCAGTAAAATGTTCATGTGGTTGTCCTGTTGAATCTTTGAATGTTGTGACTAAGTATTGTGTCACTTCTCATCACTCCTATTTATTTGATTTCAAAATCAACTTCTATTGGAATAACAACGATTTTATAACCTTCATACGATCTTTTGAGTTCATCAAATATTTGGCGCAAACCAATAACATTCATATTTTTACCCTGTAAAATAAATATCTCCTTATTCCAACCACGATATATAACTTTAGTGCGTTCTCTCACTTCCTCAAAACCTCCTTGACTCGATCTAATATGTCTTTACACTCCGCTACTTCCGAAACCTTTTGCTCCACGTTCTGAAACACTCTCGAATTCCTCCACTTGCTTTAGTTCAGGTGTCCATATAGGCACAATAACCAATTGAGCTAGTTTGTCGCCTTTGTTTATGACATAACTACCATTCATACATAAAATTTTATCTGTTACAGGTAGTCGGGCATACTTTCCATCTATCCCAGCAGGACTCCGACCAAAGTTACTCATATCCTCACTCTCTAACGTTTCATTATCATTCTTGATATTAATCCCTAAATTGCCGTGATATCCCGCGTCTATCTTGCCTGTTTCAATCACTAAATGCGTTTTACTACTTACACCACTACGGCTAGTTAATAGTCCGACATAGCCCTCTGGTATGCTTACAGCTACATCTGTTTTGATCACTGCCTTTTCTTGTGGCTCAAGTACGACAGTTTCAGCTGAGAATATGTCATAACCTGCATCCGTCTTATGATTTCGTTCTGGCATTCTAGCGTTTTCTGATAATAGCTTTACTTGTAGGATGTTAGTCATTTTCCTTGTCCTCCTCATCAATTCCAGCCAATTCATACATAACGCTCTCCATACTTTTATCTTTTAAATCTTCTGACACGAATACCTTTAAATCATGGAATTCTGTAATTATTGTTTTTTCGTCATGGTCGATGTAAATTTCTAGCGTACCATCAGCTAAATTAAAAATAGCTTTATCTTCATTTTCTTTGTATCCTTTTTCTTTTAATTTCTTCAAAGATTCATTAATTTTCATTTTCCTGTTCCTCCTCATATTCAAGCTCTCTTACTTCTCTCAAAACCTCTGACGCCCAGTCTTCTGGATACTCAACCCATTGCGCATTAATAGCTTCGCGAATTTCATCAAACGCTTGCGCTTTCTTATACACGTCTTCAATCTCTTTTAGCAATCCCTCTGTGTCATTGCCGTTATACGCGCTAGCACTGATAACTGATTGTTCGATTTGTTCGCGGTTATTCATTTGTGTCATCCTCCATTTGCCCTAAAAATTCGTAGAACTCATTTGTTCCGTCTAGTTCTTCCATTCGCGACAGTATAATATCTGCAGTGCTTTTACCTCCTATATAGAGAGCTCCTATCCTGTTCGCTTTGCTCTCAGGGTGTAGTTCTCTAATTTTAAAACAGCAATGTTCGTATCTTCCAAGCAATTCATTTTTGACTGTGCGCCACATGTTCTCCAGCTCTTCGTTACGCTCTCTTAACTTAGCTATATCCCCAATAAGCTCGTCACGTTGCTTCTTGTACTCATCACGTTGTTTTCTCATCTTCTTCAACCTAGCTTCCATTACGCCTATTTGGAATCCTGTTTCATAGTTCATTCTATCTCCTCCAGTAACTCCGGATTTTCAAACTTATTGCCCAAGTATTCAATAGTTGTCATTTCACGAACTTCTTCAGCCTCAAAAACTCTCAATAGATGTACATCGCCAATTATAGTGCCAATAGCGTTTCGAGTGACTACGCCTGTAGCATCTAAATAAATGTATGTTTTATCCCGTTCGATGCCCCACAGTTTCGTTGATACGACTTTTAATATATCGCCCTCGTATAATTCTCTTCCCCACAGATTTATACCAATTGACTGCATAAGTTCTACATCTGCCATTTTCTCAGTCTTTATAAACTCCTTTATAACCTTGCCGTATTCATTTTCTTTAGTTGAATAACTAACTTCGCTATTGTGAAGATCTAACGCCACAACCTCACACATCTTTTTTGTTTCGGTGTCCCATACTCTATATTTCGGCATCATTCTACTACCTCCACTTTTTCGACCTCTATGCTTGCAGTTTTGAATGGGAGTTTTTTACGAGTCAGTTTTAATGCCATATTCTTAGCTTCTTCCTCATTTATACTTTGCACAAAATAATGCTTTTTTATTTTGTAATCACATTTAGATACTAAGAACTTGATACAAAGACTTACTTTATAGGTTTGCATCATTCTACCAACTCCCCATCTTTCCAAATCAATGTCATCGTCATGTCATCGTTTAAGATATAGAATGCTTTGGTAGGGAAAGACGTGTTCTCTAAACGTTCTTTGATACTGGTATTTGTGTGCAGCGCTGACATATAGGCTCTTTCTCGAAACTCATATACTTCAAACAACCTATCAAACTTAGTATCTTCTGTGATTTCCTCTTCCACTTCGACTTCGAAAGGAGCATCAAGTGGCACACAGACTGATGTCGTACACTCATTTGTGTCCTTTTGAAAACGAACGATGCCATCGCCGTTACCTGTTGTAAAAAAATTTTTGCCCTTTGATAACTCCGGATTACTTCTAGCCCATTTAATTAATTCATCTAATCTCATTTCTTTTTCAACTTTGACTTTCATTATTTCCATCTCCTCTAAAATAAAGTTAGTTGCTTCTGTTCCTCATATTCCAACCCATGTTGCTTTATATATGTTTCAAGCTCTTCCGCAGTATCAAATGTCTTTTTCACACCTTGCCAACCTGGTACGATATGCCCATGAAAGTAATAAGTGCCGTTTACTACATGAATATGTGCCACTCGTTCGTTATCCTGATACAGATATCTCTTAGATCCAAAGAATTGATTTAGGTATTCTTTGCGTGCGTTATCTGTCATGATCTACTTCTTAACTTTCACGAATATGTCGTTTTCCATCAGGTAGCACGCATAACGTCCTCTTGGATGTTTCTGTGGTACATTAAACAAATGTGGCTTCTTTCTTCTTAGCTCAGCCTCTTTCTTTCGCTTTCTTTCCAATTTGCGTTCGAGTCTAGCTTGTTCCAGTCTTTCTATTGTTTTCTTTTCTCTGTACTCGCTTAAACGCGTACCTTCTGGTGCGTCCATTGCTTCATGTAGTTCCCAACCGTCTTTTACTCTCTTAGAAACCATTCCAGCGGTTATACCGTGACTTTCTATTAATTCCATTTCAGATTTGGTAAACCTATATGGTTTATCATTTATTGTTACAATCCTTGCTTTTCTCGCCATTTTATCCACCTCTTATATTTCTTCTATTCGTATGATTATTTTGGGCTCAATTCCATAACGCTTTGAGCTAGTTATTTCTGTAATTTGGTTATCGTCTTTCCACAAATAATTGTTACAAGCGTCTAGAACTGTCTTCATCAAATTATCGATATCTGGTTTAGTTACTTTTAATTGTCCAATCGCTTGAGTTTTCTTTTTCTTCGACCATGATTTAGGTGGAGTAAAGTAAAACTCTAATTCAATTTTTAATGCATTTTCTAGATTTAGCTTTGGCATTTGATTTTGTAAATATTTTTTATGTTCTGTATATTTTGTAGGCATATATGTGTGTGCATATCTACCTTTTGTGCTAAAACGCGGTCGAGGCGAGCCCATCGGCGCATTAAACACTTCATTAAATTTAATTTCTATCTCCATGTAATCCCTCATATATATTCAAATAAGCTTGTTTGGTGTCCTAACTCCATTTGTTCATTATCAATAAGTGTTTTTAATTCATAATCATCTAAGTACCAACGTCGACCATTGAATTTTGTGTGTTTTAATCCAACAACTAAATGCCGTCCATCTTTAAAATGTGGTGTAACTGAAAACATTTTGTTGCCGTCATGATCAAATAGATAGTATTTATCAAATGCATCCATTTTCAATCACTCCCATTTGCTATTTAGACGCTTAATAAAAGCTTCTCTGTCTTTCTCAAGGTTTTCATCTACTTCCGGCGTTTTCGTTTCTCTCGTGCTGTCTGTGAGCCATTTGGGTGTTTTTTCTTTTGATTGTTTAACGAAAGGTTTATAATTTTGTTTTTTGCTTTCAAGTTGTTGCTTTTCAAATGCACGTACTTGTTCAATAGATTTCAAGTTTGCATTAAGCCATGTATTCAAAATGCTTTTAGCATATCCCCAAGTAACTTTGTTTCTGTCTTTAGCGATTTTAAGTGATGCGGTAACTATTTCATCTGAATCATTTTCAAATGAATCAAGATAATAATTTAAATCGTCTAAATTGTAAGAAGTTATGAAACCGAATCCGTTATCTTGGAAGAAGTCGAAGGCGGTTGTCTTCTTCTTCTCATTATTCACATTCTTTTCATTATTATCTTTATTATCATTATTGTTTGTGTTGGTTTGATGTTGTTTTGATGTTGGGTTGATGTTTGACTGATGTTGTTTTGATGTTGGTTTGATGTCGTTTTGATGTTGGTTCCTGCCCTGCTCACTTTGATAAAAGTCATAATTGACAATGGTTATAAGGGTATATTTTGATGTTGTTTTGACTTCTAACATTCCATCACTCTCGAGTAAGTCAAGGAAGGTTTTCACTTTAAATCGTGACCAGTTAAAAAGGTCAGACAAGGTCAAAATAGATGTTAATCTTTGTCCTCTTTCAACGGTTACAATTTGGTTTCCTATAGGCACTTTTGCCTTTGAATGATTCGCTTCCATGAGTAAATATATCCATGCTTCAAACTTTGAAAATGTTCTCTTTTCTTTAAATAGCCAATGATTTTGAATTGAGCGATCAATACTTATCCAACCAGTCATATACACACCTCACTTTCAAACCGGTTAAATCAGAATGGTAAATCATCATCATTTAGTTCAATCGGACCATTTGCATTCGCAAACGGATTATCTTTTACTGGTTTGTTATTTGAATATTGCGATTGTCCACGTGTTTGTTGTACTTGTTGTTGATATAAATCTTGTTGAGTGTCATTTGAGTTTTTCGGTTCTAAAAATTGAATACTATCAGCAATAACTTCCGTAACGTATACACGTTGACCTTCCTTATTTTCATAGTTCCGCGTTTGTAACCTACCATCTACGCCCGCCAACGATCCTTTAGATAGGTATTTATTAACGTTCTCTGCTTGTTTTTTAAATACGATGATATTAATAAAGTCTGCCTCGCGCTCTCCTTGTGCATTCGTAAATGTGCGGTTAACTGCTAATGTGAATGATGCTACATTTACACCACTTTGAGTGGTTCTTAATTCTGGGTCTCTAGTTAAACGACCAACTAATATTGTTCTGTTTAGCATTTATAAACCTCCAACATAAACGGGCGCGCCCGTCACTTTTTGTATTTCACTTTTAATGTATTTTGCATTTGAATTTTGACTACTTAAATGAATTAAATGTATTTCTTCGAGTCTAGTTAAATCATTTGCTTTTAACATTCCGATAGCATGTTCTAAGCTAAAATGAGACTCCATAATTCTGTTTGCTAATGTGCTGTGCACACTGCCGTTTTTTATGTTTTCTTGCATTTGTTCATAGATATAATTAACTTCTAGCATCATGTGCGTAATGCCATTAAATTTGTATTTCAAATACTTTGTATCAGTAACATACAGAACCTTATAACCTAGTGTGCTTTGTAATAAGAAAGCCACAGGCTCGTTAGCATCATGTTCGATGTCAAACGGTAGAATTGACCATGTGCCTATTCGCAGCTCTTGCTTTGCCTTAATCGTGCATAAGCGATGACTTTCAAAATTCATAGCTTGTTGTGTTCCAGCAGTCATATAGCTGATTACACCATTGTCGACAAACTGCTTTGTGTACTTTGCATGATCACCATGTTCGTGTGTGATAAGACACCCTGCTATATGTCTTGTTTTATATTTGAAATGCTTTTGAACACGTTCAAATTTTATACCTGCCTCAAGTAGTAACGTAGTACGTCCATCATTTAAGACGTAGCAGTTACCACTTGAACCAGTTGCTATTGTTTCAATTAAAATGGCTCTTCTTCGCTTTCTTTTTCTGTTGCAGGTTCTTTTATTTCTTCAAAGTCAGATACATCAATAGGCTTATCATTTTCTAATTCTGTGTATTGTGCTTCTTCGAGAACTGGTTGTTCAAAGTCCAATTGTTCTTGATTTGCATTTTCTTCAACTTCTGCGTCCAACACTTCTTTGCGTTGACGTTGTTCGGATTCTTGTGCGTATTTGAAAAGATTGCTATCTGTTGATGTGTTGATATAACGTTTAGCAGCTCTATTGATAACTGTTTTTTTAGCCATTTCTTCTTTGAAATTATTATGTGTTTTAGAATTTTGTAATGCTTTTTCATCTTTAATCATTGATGACTGCATCCATGCTTGTTTAATTTGTTCAATAGTCATGACTTCAATATAGTTATCTCGTCCATCATTAAATACGATTGTGCAGTACGCACCGATAATGTTTTCTTTGTCGATGTTAAAGAAGTCTTGTTCGTGTTTAATCGCTTTGATACGTCCTGTTTCTCCCATTTCTTGCTTGAATGTATCGCCTTTATAAATCACTTGAGCAACAACATCTTGAGCACCTGCATCACGTTTTAACATCATTACATTACCGTGATAGCTACGTTGTAACTGCATTTTGTTGCCGTAAGGAATAAAGTAGCATTGATTTTTAGCTGGATTTAAACCTTGCGTTACCATGTCTAATAAGGCATTTGCTTTGCTTGTATCGTTACAACTCATTAATTTGTTATCTTGGCTGATTTGTAACCATGCTTGTTTCATGGCATTACTTGGTGAATAATCATTTGGCAATTCCAAATTGCCTTGTGACTCTAAAACTCTCACTTTGTTTAATACGTTGTCAGATACGTTCTTTTCTTGTACTAATTGTTGTTCAATAGTTTGTAATTTATTATTTTCAGTCATTTTATATAGTCTCCATTCTTAATTTTTTATCTTGTTCATTTACTATCAATTGAATTTGTTGTGATTCTGTTTTGATAAGCTCTGTTACTGATTCAGCATTATCAATAAATATTGGCGCTGTAACTTTAAAATGTTTTGACAGTGTATTGATGATATCTAAGCCAACATTAATTCTTGAGGCGTTATTTAAACCGCTGTCGTATTCGACGCCGTTAACCGTTGTGGAACATGTTTCTTCTAATTCGCCGTTAACTAAGGTATTGAATAACTTAAATTCAGCAATCTCAAATTCATTATTGATATTTTCAGTAAGCATTTTGACTTTTGTTGTTGTAAATTCTTTTAAGATATAAAGGTCATGTGAATACTTTTCTTTTTCATCCAATAATCTATCTTCTTCATTTCTTAATTCAGAAATAACATCATCTAGATGTTTATTTGATTTTTCGATTGATCTTGACACTTCAATTTCTGATTTTTCTTGAGTAAGTTCGCTTATTTTGTCATCTATTCCTGAAACGTTATCTTGAATAGTTTTCCTAATGTTCGAGCGTTTTTGATTAATCTCGTTTATCTCTAACATTACTGCTTTGTATTCGTCAGTTTGTGTAACGTCAACATGAGTCGTTTTCAACTTATTAATTTTGTTTTGTATTCTTGCTGAACGCTCTTCTGCTTCGTTGATTTTAATTTGTAGATTATTGTTGTCATCCTCTAACTTCTCGATGATTGGCTTTATTTTCTTGCCTTCTGAAATAATGTGATTGATAGATGTTTGTATTGTTTCTAATTCTTTCGATTTTTTTACATTGAATTTCTGTAAAGCTTTTTCTCTTGCCTCATTCACTTGTTCAGTTGGTAACTGTTGACCGCAACAGCTACATACATTGTCATCAAGATGTTCAAATTTTTGATTTTTAGATTTTTCTAAATCACTTTTTAGTCCTTTGTGATTTTCCAATAATTGATTACGTCTATTTTCTTCATGCGTAATTTGTTGTTTGTTTTGCTTTAATCTCGTTTTAAGGTTCGCAACCGTTCCATTTTCAACGTGTAACTCATTTGTTAAAGCATAAATTTTGTTCTCATTACTTGCGCTGTTATTGTCTTCTATGCGTTTCAATTCTGATTGTTTATCAGCTAATTGATTACGCAAATTAATTTCTTCCTTACCGTTTTGAATATCTATACGCTCATTTTCAAGTTGCTCAATTTCTTGTTTGATAATTGCGTATCTATCGTTATCGAATTCTGGTACATCCTGCTTATTTTGTTGTGTTTGATTAATACGTATCGGAATATCTTTGATGTCTTTGTTAATCTGCTTTATCTTGTCAGTAAGAATCTTTTTCTTTGTTTCAATTTCATGATCACCAAGAATATTATTTAATTTTTTAAAGTCGTTATTTGTTTTAATGACATCCTCATCATTAATTGGTTTTGCAATTTCAAATAACAAACTTCTTCGTTTCTTCCAATCGAGTAAATTAAATGCTTGGGGATTTGTAATCAACTTGAATACATCTTCATCAATTAGTTCATCAATACGAGCTTTATAATCCTTTACTTTTATTGATTCATCATTGATATATTGTTTCTTTGTTCTACTTCGTGAGTATTCCTTGCGATTCGTCTTTTGATTTATTGTGTATTTAGGATGTGACTCTTTTTTGAAAGTCGTTATTTTTCCGTCGATTTCAAATTCTGCGAAAACAGTCGGAATTAACTCATAATTTTCTTCGTTTTTTTCGTTTAAAGGTACAGGGTTAAATGATTTGGTTGATCCGTCCAAACCTTTATCGAAAAGCAGCCATTGTAATGCGGTTGCAGTCGTAGTCTTACCAGTCGCATTATTGCCGTATATTTTTGTGTCTTTACCGTCAAAGTTAAAGCTTTCTTCTTTGATTCCAGCAAAGTTTGATATTGTTAGCTTATTTATTTTTATATCCATCATCATGCTCCTTTTTTAATCTTTCGGTGACCTCTTAACACCTCGATAATTAAATTTTTTATTCGTTCGTGGCTGTCCGGATTGATTTCATGTATCTGTACAAGCTTATTGTTCGTTTTGTAACTGTCGTGATAGTGCAAGAAATTAATCGATAAGTATCCGTGATGATTACGTTCAATTTCCAATAATGCTCGTTGGTTTGACAAAGTATATTCGTCGAATAACGTCTTAAAAATATTCAATATATTTCTTTCTGTATCTCTCATGCTTATACCTACCATCTCATGACTAAGTTAATTAGCCTGTCTCTTTCGTCTGTGTTCTCTTCAATCCATTCATAAATAGATTGATTTAATATGTCTAATGCTGTGTATAGATCATTCTCATCTGTTATATTTATACCGTCGATAAATCTATCTTCTAAATCTAAGACATTCACTAGAATGCTGTAATCTTGTTTCTTAACTGCTAATTTAAAATCGAATCCGTCTACATTAATTACTTTTTGACATACATCGCCAATTTTGTAGTACATTGTTGACACTTCCTTTATTTCGTTTTATATTGAATATGCATTAATTTTCTAATTGTTTAGACTGTTACTCATTGCCGTGAGTAACAGTTTTTTTATTCTTCATAAAAGTATTCCTTATAAAATATGAATGTTGCGATACTTGCGAATCCCGCAATCGACCATGCAGTAGTGAAGTATAGAAACGGCATAAGTACAATTGCTAAGACTGTGAAGCATAGTATTGCTACTAGGTAGCTTTTATAAATGTTACTCATTTGATAACTCCCTCCTGCCTTAATACTTCGTGAATAATTCCGAGTTCGTACATTTTGTTAAACCAATAAGTCGCCATTTCTTCACTCATTTTTAGTTCCTCCTACAATTCGTTTTCGAATTTCATTTCAATTTGCTTGATTCTGTATAACGTAGCTTGTGACGGGAACCAATTAGCAATCATTTCGATTACATCATTGAAATGTTTTTGTCTTACATTCGTTCTTGAACTTGCACCAGTCATCTTTTTCACTTCTGAATTAATATCCCTGAATAATTCGCTACGTTGTTTTTGATTTGTTATCGCATGTAGTCTTTGTATGTGAGCTACTCTTTGATTGATAGTTCTAGTTAAGAAATTGTAGTCTCCCGCATCCAGTTTTTGATTTTCTTTCAAATCAATAACATCATCTTTTACGTTTTTAATTTCTTGTTTTGTTTCTTCTGTAGCTTCAAACATTAATCTCAATGCTTGCATTGGGTCGCTAGGTACTTGGTAAGCACCAGTTTTTCTTAATGTTGGTAAAACTTCCGAAGTTACCCAACGTTTAAACCGCTTCGCATTTTCTAATTTGCTAGAAAAGATTAAACTGTATAATCCTGATTCGTTGATGATCGTTACATTTCTGTTTTGACCTGCCGTCGCGATTTGCGACGTCAGCTTATCTTCTGCATCAACATGTTTTGACAAAGCATCTCGTCCGTTTGCGTATCCTAAAATGTCAGCAACATCTTTTCCTATAAAATATGGTTCTCCGTCAACCTCTAATGTTCTTACTGGTAATTCTTCAAAATTAAATGTTTGTAATGCTTGCATAATGTTTATGCTCCTTTCGTGTATAATGTTGTTATCAACCTAAGGAGGTGATAAGTATGAAAGCTTGTTTATATCTTTCTAACGATAAATTTGTTGAAATCGATAATTTAGAAAAAGTGATAAAGTCAGGTCATCGCGGAACTGTTGAAATATCAAAAGAAAAAATTAAAAGTTCCTTGTTCACTAATGGCTCATATACTTTTGTTGGAGACAAAATAGTAGCTATCGCTTCAGCTAAAATCGAATTCATAGAATTTATCGATTAATCTCTTTAAGCAACTCTGCAACTGCTCGCAACAGTTCAGGGTTGTTTCTTGTTTCTAAATTACTGTTTGCATGTTTTAGTAAATTAAGTTTTAATTTACTTTTTTCTTTCGCGATTCTAAATTTTTGTAACATTTGTTGTTCCTCCTTTATTCGAAATCATCGATGGTTAATTCTGAAACTCTCTTTTCATAGATATATAAATAATAATTTTTGATATCTCTGTAAAATTTTGCTGCTAGGTTGTATTCACTTTCACTCAAATCTGAATTAAGCGTCACTCCAAAAATCGATAATGTTAATTTTCTAATATGATCATGAACATCTTGTACATAAGCTTTTTGATGAATTGATTCGAAGCCATGCTGATACTTTTTTAGTGGAATCGGATGATTAAGCTTCCTCAATCTTCCTAGTGACAAATCTTTTGCGAAATTGAGTTTTTTATTGATTTCTTCTAAATCGTCATTATTGATTCTTACTTTACTGAAAATTGCACCTGAACTGATTGGTTTCTCGCCTTTTATAGCATTTCTAACTTCTTTCGCTATAATTTCTTTCAACTCTTCTTTGGTTAACGTGATTTGTTCCATAGTGTCCTCCTTTTAAGATGTTATTTCGTTTTTGTGCATTTTTGGAACTCGCTCAATAAAAAAATATTCTGGAAATAGTTCTTGTATAGGTGTTTCGAGTGCCTTAGAAAAAATCATCGCTTCATCTAAATTAATAGGAATCTCTCCGCGTTCTCTTTTTCCGTATTGTTGACCCGAAACACCAATCAAACTCCCCATAAAGTCTTGGTTCTTTTTCGCCGCTTTTCTAAAGCTATATAAATCTTTGTGCATTTTTGGAACACCTCCTGAAAACAATACTACACCTGATGTTCCAAAATTGCAAGTGCTTTTTACATATTTTTTTGCCTCTACACATATTTTTATGTTTTTGTTGCATTTTTGGAACTGTAGGCATATAATGAAGTTATTAGTTAGATAATATGTTTAAAGGAGATAAAAATATGAGTTCATTTTCTTCGAATCTAGAACGTCTGATGAACAAAAGAGATATGAGTGATAGTGAATTAGCAGAATTAGTAGATGTAAATAGAACAACAGTCACAAGATGGAGAAAGGGAATTAGAAGTCCAAAACTAGATAAATTACCTGAAATAGCTAACGTTTTTGGAGTTAAACCCTTAGATTTAATACATGATATGGATGATTCGAAAATTATTGAAGAAATTCATAACGTGTCATCTCAACTCACGCCTCCAAGACAAAGCAATGTACTAAAATATGCGACTAATCAATTAGAAGAGCAAAATAATGACAGTGATGATAATCTGGTAGATTTCAATTCTTACATTCAAGAAAAATCCGAAGTGGATATATATGGTTGTGCGTCTGCTGGTATTGGTGAAAGATTATATAACGAACCTATTTCAAAAGAATTCGTAAGAGGTTATGTCCCCGCACATGATATAGCTTTAAAAGTAAATGGAGACTCAATGGAGCCGTTATTTAAAAATGGACAAATTATATTCATTGAAAAATCTCACACTATCAAAGATGGACAAATAGGCGTCTTCATTATAAATGGAGATGCTTACGTAAAGAAGGTTTATGTAGAAGATAACAGATTAACGTTGGTTTCTTTAAATAAAAAGTATAAAGATTTACATTTTTATGATAATGAAAGTGTGAGGTTAGTTGGAAAAGTTATTTTATAGGAGGTAGTAAAATGAATTTAAAAGAAGTTGACATTAACATTGAAGAGTGGGAAATGGTTGAAATCCCCTTTTATACAGAAGAAGAACTGACTTATAGGTTGAATAATGGTTTACCTATAACTAAAAGTGAACTTGAAGAACAGGAGTCGAAAAAATGAGTACTTATAAAGAAATTGAACACTTACACATCAATACTGGTGGTAAAGAGCTTACTCAAGAACAAATAGAAGAAGCCAAAGCTTTTATAGACAGTCAAGGATTTAAAGATATGATTCGAGAAGCTAAAGAGTCACGTCAAAGAGTTATGGAGTCTAAAATTACCGATAGAACTAAAATGTGATTAATAGCGCCTATATGGTGTTTTAATATAAAAAGTAAACAAAGGAGAAATTAAAATGAAAAGATTATTAGGTTTACTATTAGCAAGTACGTTGGTGTTAGGTGCATGTGGTAGCAACGACGGCGATAAGAAAGAGGAAAGCAAGAAAGCGGAAACAAAGAAAGAGAACAAAGACAAAAAGAAAGAAACTAAAGACAAAGCAGAAGCGAAAAAAGAAAATGCTAATCAAAACGATAACAATAATCAAGTAAACAACGATAACAACACAAATGTTAATGATCATCAACAAACCAATAACACATCTAAGCAACAGGTACAGAAGAATCTTCCAGCTACCAATAATGGACAACAAGCACAACCACGCGACCCAAACGAACCTAGTTACGAAGAATATTTAAATGCTAAAAGAGCCACTGAAGAAATGGAAAATAATCCGGACAAAAACCAACATGCTGGAGGTGGTCCAGGAATGTCGTTAACACACCCTAATCAATCATATGATAGTTTTAGAAAAGAAGTAGGAAAAGCAAGAAGTGAAGCAATAGTTGTTCAACAATAAAATTTCGGGTAGCTCGCCTACCCTTATTATTTTTTGCCAATTTTGAGGAGGGAACACATGAAAGTAGCAATTTACACTAGAGTTTCAAGCGCTGAACAGGCAAATGAAGGGTATTCTATCCACGAACAAAAAAGAAAGTTAATTTCATTTTGTGAAGTTAACGACTGGGATCGATACGAAGTATTTTCAGACCCAGGCGTTTCTGGCGGTTCAATGAAAAGACCATCATTACAAAAGTTGTTTGATAGATTAGAAGAATTCGATTTAGTACTAGTATACAAATTGGACAGATTAACACGTAATGTTAGAGACTTACTGGAAATGTTAGAGGTTTTCGAAAAAAACAATATAGCTTTTAAAAGCGCAACAGAGTTATTTGACACAACTTCTGCTATAGGCAAGTTATTTATAACAATGGTTGGTGCAATGGCAGAATGGGAGCGTGAGACAATACGAGAGCGCTCTTTAATAGGAGCTCGTGCAGCAGTTAGAAGTGGTAAGTATATTAAAGTTCAACCTTTTTGTTATGACTTAGTAGATCAAAAATTAAAACCTAATCAATACGCCGAATATATTCGTTTCATAGTGGATAAGTTACTGAGCGGTAAGAGCGCTAATGAAGTTGTTAGGCTGTTAGAAAGCAAGAAGAAACCACCTGGTATAACAAAATGGAACAGGAAGACAGTGCTTGGGTGGATGAGAAACCCGATTTTGCGAGGACATACCAAACATGGAGATTTACTAATAAAGAACACGCATGAGCCAATCATAAGCGAAGATGAACATTCAAAGATGCTTGATATTATTGATAAAAGGACACATAAATCTAAAACAAAACATAATTCTATATTTAGAGGTGTTATAGAGTGTCCGCAATGTCAAAACAAACTCTACCTAGTTAGCTCGATACAAAAACGTGCTAATGGAGGATCTTATGAAGTTAGACGTTATACTTGTGCAACATGTCATAAAAACAAAGAAGTTAAAGATGTTTCATTCAACGAAAGCGAGATTGAAAGAGAGTTCATCAATACTTTACTAAAAAAAGGAACAGATAACTTCATGGTAAATATACCTAAACCAAAAGATTATGATATTGAAAATAATAAAGAAAAAATATTAGAGCAACGCGCAAATTATACCCGCGCTTGGTCATTAGGATATATCAAAGATGAAGAATATTTTGTATTAATGGACGAAACAGATAAGTTATTGAAAGATATTGAAGAAAAAGAAAGCCCTCGAATTAATATAGAATTAAATGAACAACAAATTAGGTCAGTTAAAAATTTATTAATCAAAGGCTTTAAAATGGCGACTGCAGAAAACAAAGAGGAATTAATTACAAGCACCGTCGATTTAATTAAAATAGATTTTATCCCTCGAAGGTTAAATAAAGAAGGTAATATTAATACAGTTAAAATCAATGAAATACATTTCAAATATTAA